GCCTACGACAATTGAGTTTGACACGCGCGACCTAATCACGGTGATTACGCTATTGAATAAGCAAAAGAGGTAGCGCAATGCCAGCATCAACAACTATTGAGATCGTCGGGGTCAAACAGACGATTAACTCTTTGCGTAAAATTGACCCGCAACTACAAAAAGATTTTAAAGCAGACGCAACCGCAATCGCACAGCCAGCAATACAAGCAGGCAAAGCCGTGTACAAAGAATTACCGCTATCAGGTATGCGCTACAACTGGGTGCAACGTGATCGCAAACTATTCCCGTTCACAACAGCCAAAGCAATTAGCGGAGTGCGTATGCGCTTTGACACTCGACGCAACGCAGTCGGCGTAATCCTTATTGAACAAAAAGACCCAGCGGCAGCAATCTTTGAAACGGCTGGTCGCGCTAACTCAAACAGGTTAGGTAACGCGTTAGGTTTTGTTAGCGCTGGTCGCACTCGACTAATCGGCCCGGCTGTATATAAAGCGCGTCGCGGTATTGAAGCTGAAATGACAAAGATGATTACTAAAACTATGCGCGTTGTGCAAAGCGAGATTTAGTCATGGCACTATCTATACCTATTGTCAGCGAGTTTGACGGCAAAGGCATTGACAAAGCAATTAAAGAATTTAAGCAACTAGAAACAGTTGGCGAAAAAGCACAGTTTGCTATTCGCAAAGCGGCTGTACCTGCAGCGGCTGCGATCACAGCAGTTGCGGGTGCGCTTGGCTTGGCTGCAAAAGCGGCAGCCGAAGACGAACAGCAACAAGCAATTTTGGCTAACACAATGCAAAACGTTGTCGGCGCTACTGACGCAACGGTTGCGGCAACTGAGGACATGATCTCGGTCATGTCAAGGGCAACTGGTACGGCTGACAGCGAGTTACGGCCAGCGTTTGCTGCATTACTTGTTGGTACAAAAAATGTTGGCGAAGCAACTAGCGCGTTAGGTATTGCACAAGATATTGCAACGGCTACTGGCACAGATTTAGCAACGGTAAGCGACGCGCTTGCCAAAGCGTATGCAGGCAACATGAAAGGTCTTGCAGCGCTGTCGCCTGAAATGAAAGGTTTAATAAAAGACGGCGCTGATCTTGACACGGTAATGCTTGCGCTAAACGATAATTTTGGTGGTGCGGCTGCCAAATCAGCCGGCACGGCAGCAGGTCAATTTAAGATCTTAAAAAATAGTATTGGCGAATTTCAAGAAAGTCTTGGCGCATTGTTGTTGCCAGTAATTATGCAGGTTTTGCCAAAATTGCAAATGTTGGCAGATTGGGCACAAGCTAATCCTGAAAAATTTATAAACGTTGCTAAAGCAGTTACAGCCGTTTCAGTTGCCGTACTTGCTATGAACATTGCAGTTAATGCTCACCCTTTAATTGCAATTGGAAGTGCGTTATTAACTTTGGTTGGTTATTTAGTTTTTGCATATAACAAATTCGAAACATTTCGCAACGTTGTTAACGGCGTATTTAATTCAATTATGGCAACAATGCAAGGTTTTGTTAACGCGTTTAATTCTGTCATTAACGTTTTAATTCGTGCTTACAATTTATTAAATTTTGGTAGCGACGTGCCATACATTCCACAAATTACGTTGCCACGTATGGGCGGCGAAAGCGGTAGCGCAGTTAGTGGCGGTGGTGCGGCTCGAGAGGGCGGCACAGGCAGTATTACTGCTGCTTTGCCAAGTATGCCTAGTTTGGTAAGCCCAATTAGAGGCGGTGGCGGCGGTGCTGGTGGTGGCGGTGGTAGTGCTGGTGGAACGTTAGGCGTTCAAGGGCTAGGCGGCGCAGAAGTAGGCGCGCTAACCACGTTTGGTAACGCTGAGCGCATTGCAGCGCGTAGTAGCGGTGGCGTAACAATAAACGTGACAGGCGGTATGTCAACTAGCGCCGAGATCGGGCAAAGCGTGTTGAACAGTTTGCTGGCCTACCAGCGCACTAACGGGCCACTCGACTTACAGATTGCGTCGTAATGGCAGGCACAGCCGTTGTTGCTAGTGGCAACTATGACTTAGAGATTGACACAGGGTTTATTCAAGACGCATTTTTGCTTGATGATTTGACTGCTGGCGTGCTTGATAACACCGAATATGTGCTTGACGGTACAACAGATTTTGCGAGCGTGCTTGACGGGGTTAACAGCGTGACGGTGCGGCGTGGGCGACGCGATCAGGGCGATCAATTTAGTGCTGGCACTATGTCGTTTACGATGCTTGACACAGCAGGTATTTTTAACCCGTTTGACACTAACTCGCCGTACTACGACACACCGCTAAGCCAACCGGGTCTTGCACCTATGCGTCGAGTGCGCTTGTCACGTTACAGCGCAACAAACGTCAAAGAATATTTGTTTGTCGGCGTAATCGTAAACTATGACTACAACTTTGCGCTTGGCGGTCTTGACACCGTGACCGTGTTTTGTGCAGACGATTTCTATTTGTTGGCACAAACATATCTAGACGAATTTAATGTCAGCGAAGAATTGTCTAGCGATCGAGTTACGGCTGTACTTGATCGGCCTGAGGTTGCGTTCCCAGCGTTGACGCGCGACATTGCTACAGGCACTCAGACGCTTGGCGGTGCAGCGGCGTTTACAATTTCGCAAGGCACGAACGTGCTTGGCTATTTGTCTAACGTAAACGTCGCTGAGCAGGGTCGCTTGTTTATGTCGCGTGACGGCGATTTAGTGTTTGACGCTCGACTAGGCACAACGCTGACACCGTCGGTAGCGGACTTTCATGACGATGGCACAAACATTCCGTACAACGGCGTGGGCATAACTTTTGAAGCTGATCAGGTAACTAACCGTGCAGTCGTGCAAATACTTGGCAGTAACAATCCGCAGGTCGCTGACGACGCTGGTAGTCAGGCAAAGTATTTTGTGCAGACTTACAGCATTACTAACAGCCTTTTGCATAATGACACGGCGGCGCTTGACTTGGCTTTGTATTTGCTTGATCCTGAACCTGAGGCACGGTACACGTCATTAGCCACGTCGTTTGCTTTGTTGTCGAGCGCTCAGCGTGACACGGTGGCCGTTATTGACGTGGGCGACACGATCACAATTCAGAAGTCTTTTGTGTCAGGCGTGACAACTACAGAGTTGGCGCAAGAATTGGCAGTCGAGGGCATTGAGCATACGATCAGCGTCAATACCGGGCATAGCGTCACTTATTACACGTCGCCAACCATTGTCGTTTACGAGTTAATTCTTGACGACACGTCGTTTGGTATCATCAACGCTGACAACGTTCTAGGGTAAAGTAGGCAATTATGGGTGCAAACGCGCAAACAGCAGTACCAGTATTTACAGCAGGCCAAGTTTTAACGGCTCAACAACAAACTGAGATAAATACGGGCATACCTGTTTTTGCTACAACAGTCACGCGTGACGCAGCATTTGGTGGTGCAGGTGAAAAAACGCTTGCCGAAGGTCAGTTTGCTTATATCGAGGCAACTAATACGACGCAATATTATGACGGTGCAGCGTGGCAAGCGGTCGGGGAAAGCGGTTTGGTGCGAATTAGGTCAACGGCATTTACTGCGGTTAGTTCTGTAAGTTTAGAAGCGTCTACTTTTACATCAACTTATTATCATTATAAAATGATTTTTGTTGTTACTGCACAAAGCGAAGCAGGAAGCATTGAATATACGGGCAGGTTTAGGGCGTCTGGTTCAGATAATTCAACAACTAATTATCAAACAATGTCGGTAGGTATTACCCGTGCAGGCGTAGCCGATTATGGAACGGGAACTGACGCGACTAGTTTTGCTTTAGATGGTTCTGTAAATAGTTCATTTCCGTCATATGTTTTAAATATAGATTTTATAAATCCGCAACAGACTTTATCTTCACAAATTATTGGTGGTAGTCAAAGCGGTAACGGATTGCAATTTGTTGGTCGAAATGTTGTTGGACAATTTAATGCGACAACTTCGTTTGATAGTTTTTCAATTATTGCGTCAGCAGGCAATATTACGGGAAGGTATTTTGTTTATGGCTACAACTAAAAAACCTAACATTCAAGAAGGCGAAACAGTCCGCGAAATGACTGACGCAGAATACGCACAATGGCAAACAGACAAAACAACAACAGAAGCACGATTGCAAACACGAGCAGACGAAGCAGCCGCCAAAGCCGAAGCCCGTCAAGCCGTTTTAGACAAACTTGGGTTAACAGCAGATGAAGCCGCCGCACTACTTGGCTAGTTTGGCAATACTGGTGATTTTGACCGCTTGCGAAAGTACACGCGACAACACGATTACAGTTAAGTCACGGGTCAAAAACATGACGTTAGATAACTGCAACGTGCCTGACCGATGCGGCATGACACCGTGACTCGACACAGATACACGTCAGACGAATTACACGCACGCATGATCGTTACCGTTGGCGTACTGCTCGCAATAGTTTTTAGCACCATAGTTTTAGGCATGACTTACGGCCTGTTGTTTG